CCCTGAACGACCGAAGTTCCGTTACCTGAGAAGGCCCGGTTTGGCGTGTCCGCTGGTCTAACTGTCACCTCGTAGAACGAGGCCTTAGATAGTAGTGTCACAGGAATATCTATAGCTAATAACTAGTTTTAAAACCAAGACCAACCGGAATGATCTAAGTAGAATAACCATAGAATAGGACTATAGAGGGAAACAAAATCTGGATCCACATACTACCAGGAAGAGAAGAGTAAGAAAAGAGATTATGCAATAGGAAGGAAAGGACAATGTTCTTCAACTACTGGAATCTCTTGATTCTTCTCCTCTGCATCGAACTCGTACTGACACCACTTGAGCTCGATAGGACGAGTTGAGCTGGGATAACGATTGATCACATCATCATAGGTAACTCTTTCATAGTTACGCTTGATGTAATCCTTGATCCCTTGGCCTACTTCGTCGCGAAAAGCCACACGTTCGTAGTACCATGCGAATGTATGGATTTTCTCTAATGGACGTTCTAAATCCATTAATACACCTTTGCCAAATATCCTACCTTTCTTACCGAGAAAATCTAAATGAGAGGTGGATACGAAAAGGTCACTATAAATCAATCCAAAAACACTCCGCTTACCTTCTTCACCATAAATTTTTGAAAATTCAGGGAAGAAAGAGTTGAAATCTAAAGATTCCATTACTAATAGAGTGTCGTCGCCAGACTGATTTGTAGAGCCCTTCATAGCTGCCCGCTTACGAATAAATCGAATGATCATCGCTATGCGAGCGCTATTACCTAGGGTGGTACGTAAAGGGTGTCCAGAAAAAACCGTACCATCTAGGGTTCCAGAGACACAAAGAGGTTCAATATTTCTATCCCTATTACCTGGAGTCTTAGCCTTCACCATATAAAATGCAGAAGTCTGCGATATAATCGCACTAGCTACATTCATCATGTGAGGATTGAAACCATTAATAGGCCCAACCTTCTCCAATAATCTTAAGAAGAAGGGAATATCGAACGCTTCGAGCAAGGTGCGAGATTGGTGCGCATCATGTCTAGCACCGTCCCACATCACGTAAACGGGATTAGCATACTTCTTGCTCTGACGTATTATACGTCTCTTCATGCCGCCAGGAGTCTGCGCAAGAGCTAAATCACCCTCTAAGACTAATTTAGTATACTTAGTCAAAAGGTGGGACAACCAACCTCCGAAGGCTTTTAACTCAAAGGACGGATTGAAAATCAGCCTAGCTTTCAACTTGTTTTCATTTTCTTCAGGCTTGAACTGATTCTCATAAGGTTTAGCTAAAAGGTTATACGATATGGGACATTTACCTGTAGCCAAAAACCTATCCATTCCTTGTCTGTAGCTGCGCTGCTTACCAGACTCGACAGTACTGAGGTATTCTTCAAATGTGACTATAGGGACTTCGTAACCATCTATCTTAAAATCATCGACAAAGTCTCTAAATTCTTGCCACATAGGGTCTTCTACCTCTGGGACTGCCATTGGTATGCCCTGACGACACTTAAGTGCCCAGAGCAAATTGGAAAGAGCGTGGTCGGGAGCTCTTGCAGGAACCAAAGGGAAATAATAAGGTATGATATCCTCGTACTGGGAAACTGAAGGAAGAGGCTCAACCACCTTATAATTAACCTGTTTAGGAAAGGGAAGCTCGCGTAGATATTGTAAACGTTGTTCGTCCGTTAAAGGCACGACAACTGCTTCTCTCCTATTGGCTCCGACCATGAGCTTGTAGTTACTCCGCTTTTTGTCAATCTTATTAAAAGCTTGAACAGTAGCGGCGTAACGAGTATAAACACCAGGCTCTTTCTTAGCGACCTTGGCCATATGTTCTATGAGTGGGAGTTTATGCTTTACTCCACCACCC